AACGTAGCCACCCGCAAGCCACCCGGCGGAAGGACCCTCCATGACAAAACTGTTGTGGCACTCGAACGCGCCCTGGACCCCAACGGGGTACGGGCAGCAGACCGGCCTGTTCCTGCCGCACATCGCCAAGCACTACGACACCGCCTGCTCGAGCTTCTACGGGCTTGAGGGCGCGCCGATCACGTGGGAAGGCATCCCGGTCTTCCCCGGCGTCGGCGGAGTCTTCGGCGACGAACATCTCGTCCAGCACGCGAAAAGGTTCTTCGGCGGCGACCCCCGCGGCGGCCTCGTCGTCACCTTGATGGACGTGTGGGTCCTGAACGCGCAGAGCATGGGGCAGCTCAACACGGCGGCGTGGGTGCCGGTCGATCATGAGCCGGCGCCGCCGCAGGTCGTCGAGTACTTCGTGAAGTCCGGCGCCGTCCCGATCGCGATGTCGCGGTACGGGCAGCAGATGCTCGGCCGCCTGGACCCGTTGTACGTGCCGCACGCGATCGACACGGACGCGTTCAAGGCGCTCGACAAGCGCGCGGTCCGTGAGGAGACGGGCGTGCCGCAGGACGCGTTCCTGGTGGGGATGGTCGCGGCGAACAAGGGCCGCCCGTCCCGGAAGGGGTTCGCGCAGGCGTTCCAGGCGTTCAAGAAGCTCTCGGACGCCCACGACAACGCCTACTTGTACCTGCACACGATGATCCAGCCAGGGTTGGCGCAGGGCGAGGACATCCCCGCGCTCTTGGAGTCGGTTGGTATCCCGCAGGAACGCGTGATGATCGCGGATCAGTACCGCGTGCTGTTCGACCCGGTGGGCCAGGCGTCGATGGCGAAGATTTACAGCGCGTTGGACGTGCTGTTGAACCCGGCGATGGGCGAGGGGTTCGGGATCACGGTCATCGAAGCGCAGTCGTGCGGCGTCCCGGCGATCGTGACGGACTTCACGGCGATGAAAGAGGTCTGCGGCGTCGGGTGGCACGTGGAGTATCGGCCGTACTGGTCGGGCCTGAATTCGTGGCAGGCGGTGCCGGATGTGGATGACATCGCGTCCGCGTTGGAGGAGTGCTACTCGCTGAAGAAGTGGCAGCGGGAGAAGATGGCGGTCGCGGCTCGCCGTCACGCGCTGGACTACAGCTTGCCGAAGGTGTTGAAGCAGCACATGCTGCCGGCGTTGCGGGCGGCTGAGCAGCGGTTCTCGCGGCAGCGGCCCGTCACGATCGCGCCTCGGCTGAAGGCGGCGGCATGAGGGTCGGGTGGCTGGCTGACGTGCCCGACCTTCCGGGTGGCGCCGAGTTTACGCAGGCCGAGTTCCGCGCAGCCGCCCCGGACGGCGTCGAGATCGTCGACTGTCTCCCCGGCGAGGTCGTCGCGGGCCTCGACTACTACGTCATCCACAACTGCGTCCAGTACACGCTCGCCGATCTCGAAGTCATCGGCGACGCGCCCTGTCTCCGCTATTGGCACGACGTCGGCCCGTGGATCACCCCCGAGTGCCGCGAGTGGCTTGACGAGCACGCCACGCCGGTCTGCTGCTCGCCGATGCAGGCCGATTACATGGATCTCCAGGCGCACGTCATCCCCCCGCCGGTCGACCTCGCCCGGTACGCCGAAGCTGCGAGCCGCGTCAACGGTGACCGGTCCGGCGCCGTGAGTGTCGGGTCGTGGCGCAACTACGGCAAAGCGCCGCACAAGGTCGCCGAGTGGGCGAACGCGACCCAGACGCACGTCGACTTCTTCGGCGGCGGGTTCCTCGCCCCCCAGGGTTCGCGTGAGGTGTCGCAGGAGATCATGCCCGGCCTCCTCGCGAGCTACCAAACGTTCGTGTTCCTGCCGACCGTGATCGAACCGTTCGGGCGTGTCGTCGCCGAAGCGTGGGCGGCGGGCTGCGAGGTCGTCACGAACGAGCTCGTCGGCGCCGGCTACTGGATCAAGGAGAACCCGGACGCGATTGAGACGGCAGCGGCGGACTTCTGGGCGCTGGTGATGTCATGAGCCTCGCGATGATCGAGGCGTCCTGGGATCGCGCGGCGGTCGAGGACGCGATGTACAACATCATCACCGACCCGGCGAAGATGAACGGCGGGTGGACGCCGGACGACTTCTTCGCTCATGGCCGCGCGGAGATCGACGCGGCGATGCGGCGCCTCGACGAACTCGGCCTCGCGGTGTGCGACCGGGCGCTGGACTTCGGATGCGGCGTCGGCAGGGTGACGCAAGCACTCGCGGACTGGTTCGACAGGGCCGACGGTGTGGACGTCAGCGCCGAGATGATCGACCGTGCCCGCGACTACGACGGCCGGATCGCGTTCCACCACAACCCGGCCCCGGACCTCGCCCTGTTCGGCTCGGCCACGTTCGACCTCGTGTACTCGATGGTCGTCCTACAGCACATGCCGCAGGACCTCCAGCACGGGTACGTCAAGGAGTTCTTCCGCGTCCTCGAGCCCGGCGGTGTCGCGATGTTCCACGTGCCCGAAGGACCCGACACGGGGCACCCCGGATGGGCGCTAAGCATGTACGGCACGCCCCGGGCGACCGTGGAGGAGTGGATCGAGGAGGCCGGCGGCACGCTGATCGACGTCGAGGATCTCGGCGTGGACGCGTCGTGGCGGAACCTCCGGTACACGGCGGTCGCATCATGAGCCACCATCTCGTCACCGGCGGCGCCGGGTTCATCGGCAGCGCGCTCGTCAGGCGACTCATCGACGAGGGGCACACGGTCACGGTGTTCGACCGGTTCAGCCGCGGCAAGGAAAGCCGCGTCCACCGGGACGCCCTGATCGTCCACGGCGACATCCGCGACTCTCACGGGATGCTCGGCCGCTCCGTCCGCCAAGCCGACGTCATCTGGCACCTCGCGTACGTGCAGGGAACGCAGACGTTCTACGCGGACCCGAAGGACGTCATCGACGTCGCGCTCCGCGGGATCATGAACGTTCTCGGCGCGTGCGAGACGAGCCACCACAAGAAGGAACTGATCCTCGTCTCCTCGAGCGAGGTGTACCAGGAGCCGCCGGCAGAGATGTTTCCGACCGGCGAGAACGTGCCGCTGTCGGTCCCGGACGTCACGAACCCCAGGTACTCGTACGGCGGCGGGAAGATCGCGTCGGAGCTCGCGACGTTGGCGTACTCGCAGGCTGGGTTGCTGAAGCGGGCGGTGATCGTCAGGCCGCACAACATTTACGGGCCGGACATGGGGCACGAGCACGTGATCCCGGAGTTCGCGGCCCGGATGCGCGACCTGTCGTCTAGCGCGCGGGAGTTTCCGATCCAGGGGTCGGGGTTGGAGACACGGTCGTTCTGCCACATCGACGACTGCGTCGACGGGCTCATGGTCCTGCTGGAGCGGGGCGAGGATCGGAACGTGTACCACCTCGGGAACCCGGGTCAGGAGATGCGGATCAAGGGGCTCGCGCAGATGGTCGCGGAGTGTTTCGGCCGCCGCGTCAGGGTGGCGCCGGGCGCGCTGCCGAAGGGTTCGCCGAAGCGCCGGCTCCCGGACATCTCGAAGCTCCGGGCGTTGGGGTTCGAGCCGAAGGTTTCGCTCGCTGACGGGCTTCCAGGCACGGTGGAGTGGTACGCCGCGAATCCCCGGGAGGCGGCGGCATGACCCGCTACCGGACCATCGTCGCCGACCCACCGTGGCAGATGCCGTCGGGTGGGGGGTGGAACGGGCAAGGGGGACGATGGGCCGCGTACAACGGCGGCCGGACATCGCTGCCCTACCAGACCATGACCGTAAACGAGATGTCGGGACTGCCCGTCGAACAACTCGCCGAACCCGACGCGCATCTTTACATCTGGACCGTCAACGCGCACGTCGAGGACGCCTACATGCTCGCTCGGTTGTGGTGCTTCACGCCGGTGATACTCCTGACGTGGGGCAAGGCTCCGATGGGCCTCGGTCCGGGTGGTGCCTACTCCCAGACCTCCGAGTTCATCTTGTTCGCTCGCCGGGGCCGCGACGTCGTCCAGCGTCGTTGCGATACGACGTGGTGGCATTGGCCTCGCGGCAAGCACTCGGCTAAGCCGGAGGCCTTCCTGGACATTGTGGAGCAGGTCTCGCCCGGCCCGTACTTGGAGATGTTCGCGCGCAGGGCACGGTTCGGATGGGACTACTGGGGCGACGAGAGCCTCGGGACCGCGGAGATGAGCGCATGACCCGCACCGTCACCACGTGCGGCCTCTGCGGCAACCGGGACCTCGAGCCCGTCCTGAACCTGGGGAGCACCCCGCCGACGTGCCGAATGGTCCCGGTTGGCCGCGAAACCTCGGTCGTCGAGGCCGCCCACCCGCTTGAACTACTCCGCTGCCCGTCGTGCACGCTGGTGCATCTCGGCGTGATCGTCGACCCGGACGAGGTGTTCCCGCCCGATTACCCGTACAGCAGCGGCAACTCGAAGGGGCTGCACGCGAATTTCGAGGACCTCGCGTTGCAGGCGGAACGGTGGGCGCAGCTCGCCGCGGACGATCTCGTCGTCGACATCGGCGCGAACGACGGGACGCTCCTCAGCAAATTCGCGTGTCGGACGGTCGGTGTGGAACCGACGGGGCAGGCCCGCAAGGTCGATGGCGCGGTGTACGAGGAGTTCTTCACGGAGAACCTCGCGCGCCACATCCGGGCGCGGCACGGGCCGGCGAAGGTCATCACCGCGTGCAACGTCCTCGCGCACGTCGAGGACATTGACGACGTGATGCGCGGGATCACGCACCTTCTCGCGCACGACGGGGTCCTTGTCGCCGAGAACCATGATCTCCGGAGCGTCGTGGACGGCCAGTGGGACACCGTCTACCACGAGCATCTCAGGTTCTATTCGCCGTACACGTTCCATTTGACGCTCCGTAAGCACGGGCTCGCGGGCTGGGTTTGGCAGCCGGTGGACACGCACGGCGGGTCGTTTCGCGTGTTCGCGGGCCACGGTGAACGCGGCCAGGTCCCGGGGATGGGCCGGTACGACTTCGACCGGCTCGCGCGTGACGCCGGCCAGGCCCGTGAGGCGATCCGGGCGGTAGCCGAGGACGGGATCGTGGGGATCGGCGCGACCGCTAGGGCGACGACGATCATCAACTTCTGCGGCCTCGACGCCGACGTCCTGGAGTACGTGTGCGAGATCCCCGGCTCGGACAAGATCGGGCACTACATCCCCGGCACCCGCGTCCCCGTCGTGGACGAGCGCCTCTTGTTCGAGGAGCAGCCGCCGCGAGCCCTGTTGTTCTCGTGGCATCTGGCGGACAGCATCGTCCCGAAGCTCCGTGAGCGGGGCTACACGGGCGAGATCATCGTTCCCCTCCCGACCCTCCGTTCGCTGTGAGCGACCGGTTCGAGGACGCGCGCGGCGTCATCCAGGACGTCATCGGCAAGATCGACGCTGTCACAAGGATCACGACCGTCGCCGGTGCAGTCCGCGGTAACCACTACCACGAGAAGACGACGCAGTGGACGTTGCTGATCTCCGGGAGCCTGGTGATGGCCAACGGGGACGAGAAGACGCTCATGCGTAAGGGCGAGATCGTCAAGCACGACCCGGGCGTCCCGCACGCGTGGAAGGCCGTCACTCACTGCGAGTGCTGGGTCTTCACGAAGGGTCCGCGCGCAGGCGAGGACTACGAGTCCGATGTGGTCAGGCTCGAGGAGCCGTTGCTGTGAGGGTCGCGGTCATCGGCCTCGGCGTGATCGGGCAGGCGCAGGCGGACCTGTTCAAGGATCACGACGTCGTCACGTACGACCCGGTCGTCGACGAGTACTACCCGAAGGACCGGATCGCGCTGTGCGACCTCGCATTGGTCTGCGTCGGGACGCCGCAGGGCCCCGACGGTCACGCGGACGTGTCCTACGTCGAGGAGGCGGTCAACGCGCTCCCAGGGCACGTCCCGGTCGTGATCCGGTCGACGGTGCCGCCTGGCACCACGGACAGGCTCCTGGCCGGGTCTGTGCGCCTGTACGCGCACGCTCCCGAGTTCATGGGCGAGAACGTCCTCCACTCGTGGCAGAAACCCGCTGACGTGCCGTACATGATCATCGGCGGCAGCCCCCGGGCGACCGTGTACTTCCGGGACGCGTTCACGCGCGTGTTCCCGGGGACGATCACGACCTGCTCGGCGAGGGAGTCGGAGCTCGCGAAGTACGCGGCGAACCTGTACTGGGCGGCTCGCGTGACGTTCGTGAACGAACTTGCGCTGGTGTGCGAGGCGTTCGGCGCTGACTACGAGAACGTCCGCGCCGCGTGGCTGAGCGATCCGCGGATGACGGCGGTCTACACGCAGCGAGCCGGGTATCCGCCCGGGTTCGACGGTAGGTGCTGGCCGAAGGACCTGAGCGCGTTGATCGCTGCGAGCACGGACGCGGGGTACAAGCCCCAGTTCCTGCGGTGCGTCGAGGCCGCTAACGAGAGGTTCCGCGCATGACGTGGGACATCCTGATCTGTTCGATCGAGCACCGCACCCCGATGCTCGCCGACCTCCTGACGCACTTGGAGCCGCAGCTCGTCCCCGGCGTCGGCGTCCTGGTGTATCGCGACAACCTGGAAACCGGCTACGGCGAGAAATGCCAGCGCCTCCTCGAATCCAGCACCGCGGACTACGTCAGCTTCCTCGATGACGATGACTGGGTCGAGCCCGACTTCATCCCGGCGATCATGGAAGCCCTCGGCGAGGACCCGGACTACGTCGGCTTCCGCGTCAAGTTCACCAGGGACGGCAACCCGCAACTCCCCGTGTTCCATACGATCCAGCACGGCCACGGATGGTGGGACACGCCCGATGCGCTGTACCGCGACATCGCGCACTTCAACCCGATCCGCCGCGACCTCGCCCTCCAAGGCGTCTGGGAAGGCGGCGACGGCGCGGACCGCCGGTGGGCCGGCCAGCTCCGCGAGAAGGGGATCGTCCAGACCGAGGTGTACATCGACCGGGAGATGCACCACTACCGGATGCGGTCGCACGACACGTTCGTGTTCAGCAGCGTCCAAGCCCCGCTGGACGAGCACCCGCCGAGGCCCGATGCATCATTCGTGACATGGGTGAGCTAGCCGTCATCGTCCCGTCCCGGGAGCGGCCGCACAACATCGCCCGGCTGATCGAGGCGATGAACCGGACGTGCCGCGCGGACACGACGCTGATCGTCGGCGTAGACGAGGACGACCCGTTCCTGGATCGCTATATGGCATTTAGCGAATGCGAGATCGTCATCCAGCCGAGGATGCAGCTCGTGGCGTGGCTGAACCACTTGGCGTCCCGGTACGCCGGCGACTACAAGTGCATCGGCCACATCGGGGACGACAACGTCCCGCATACCGTCGGGTGGGACGTGAAGGTCATCGAGGCGCTCGACCGCGCACAGTTCTGCTTCGGCGACGACCTCGACCCAGGACGCGCACCCGGAAGCCTCTCGATTCACATCTTCATGCGCTCGAGCGTGGTCGAGCGGCTCGGGTACTTCGGGCCACCGTCGATCCAGCACATGTACGTCGACCCCGTGTGGTACGCGTGGGGGCAGGCAACGTCGATCGAGTTCCTCCCCGACGTCGTCCTCGAGCACCGGCATTACACGGTCGGCGGGAAGGCTCCCGTGGACGCCTCGTATGAGCGGTCGACCGGGCTGATCCCGGAGGACTGCACGAACTACAACGACTATTGCGACGACCCGGCAGGGATGAACGCTGATATCCGGAAGCTCGGCGGGGTGCCGTTCACGGAGATGGGGCTCGCGGAGTTCAACCGGCGGCTGAACATTCCGCGCAGGTGGGCGGCTTAGCGTGTCTGCGCGATCTGTCCGACCCGCCCGCGCGTCAGCCCGGTCGCTTCCGCGATCCGCGCGTGCGTCCAGCCTTCCTCCAACGCTTCGCAAACAGCCGAGTTGCGGTCGCGGCGAGCATCTTCCGCAGCCTCCTGCGTCGCGCGATGCCGGAGTTCGGCATCGCGCAGTTGGTCGGCGGTCATCGCCTGGCTCCGTACCACAACTTGTTGTGCTTGTCCTGCGTGATGGTCCAGGAGCGACCGTCGAGTGTGGTCACGACGTAGTTCCCGGCGTCGATCTTCTCGACGGTGTTGAGGCCGTTACCGGCGGCGGCGATCCTCATGCGAACGTCCATCATGCGGAAGGCGGTGAGGTGGTGGCGGTCTGTGTTCATAGGACCAGTGTGCCTACGCCCCTAAGCAATGTCAAGGGGTCTAGGCAAACTTTATGATCTCGGTCCTCCTCGCGACGACTGGGCGCCCGGAGCAGGTCCGCGCGCTGATCGAGAACCTCCGCGCCACCACCAAGGGCCACGACGTCGAACTCGTCGCAGCGGTCGACGCTGACGAGGAGACGCGCGCCGTCATCCTCGACACGCTCCCGAGCGTCGGGTTCCGGATCGCTCTCGACTACAGCACCGAATACCGCGGATGTTCGCGCGCGTGGAATGACGCCCTCTCCCGCTCAACAGGCGACCCGGTGGTCCTCGCCGCAGACGACCTCGAATTCGGTCAGGGGTGGCTCGACGCCGCTCTCACGCAGCTCCAGGCGTTCGAGGGCGGCTGGGGGTTCGTCGGCTTCAACGACGGCCACTACGGCGAAGAACTCTCCACGCACTACCTCGTGAGCCGCAGGCTGATCGTCGAGGCGTTCGGCGGCGTCATCGCGTGGGAGGCGTACACGCACAGCTTCAACGACCGCGAAGCCAACGACCGGGCGCGCAGGGCGGGCCGGTACACGTGGGCTGAGGCCGCGCACGTCCACCACCGGCACTGGCTGTTCGGCGAACGCACACAGGACGCCACCGACACGCGCCCGCTCGAGCATCACCCCGCCTCGGCGAGAGCGTACGAACAGCGCGCCGCGGCAGGGTTCCCCAACGACTATGAGGCGGTGATCGCGTGAGCTACAAGAGCCGAATCCCCGAGATCGCGGCGGACATCCCCGCCAAGCTCGAAGCCGTCATGGAAGCGGGCGCGCAGCGGATCGCGCAGGAAGCCAAGAACCGCGTCCCCGTCCGCGACGGCGACCTCCGCAACGCGATCCACGTCGAGAAAGCCGACGACGGCGACGGGTACGTCGTCCTCGCCGGGAACAGGCAGGTCTTCTACGGGCATCTCGTGGAGCACGGCGGCGCGTTCAACGGCGCCCGCCCGTTCCTGGTCCCGGCGTTCGAACAGGAACGCGAAACTATCCTCGCGCTCGGCGCGGACGCGCTGGACGAGGCCGTATGAGCACCCCCGTCCGCCGAGCCCTGTACGGGAAGATGGCCGGCGACACCACGCTGAACAACCTGCTGGCCACGCCGCCGTCCGGGTATTCGAAGTCGATCTACCACCAGCAGGCCCCGGGTGGCGCGCAGTTCCCGTTCGTCGTGTTCCAGAAGCAGGCGGGCACGCCGACGGAGGCGTTCGGCGACCCGGACGCTATGGACACCGACGTGTGGCTCGTGAAGGGCATCGACAGGTCCAGCAGCGCGGACACGGTCGAAGCGATACAAGCCCGCCTCCAGTCCCTGCTCAACGACGCCACCCTCAGTATCAGCGGCGCGACCCTGCTGTACCTGCGCCGCCAGTCCGACGTCGAATACCCGGAAGTCTCGGACGGCGTCACGTACAACCACGCCGGTGCCCTGTACCGGCTCGTAACGACCTAAGCCACCCGCTCAAGGTGCCCCCGAACCCGGGGGTCAGCCCACCATCACGAAGGAGCACCCAGTGGCTAAGACAGTTCTCCGCAACGCGTACATCGCCATCAACGGCACCGCACTCTCCGATCACGCGAGCTCGCTGATGATCGAAGACTCCGCCGAGGAGATCGACTTCACCTCGTTCAGCGCGAACGGG